AGTTATTTTGCTAAGTTAGCTGAAGAGGATTAATTATGTTTAACTATTCAGAACACATAACATATGATGAAGATTTAAAATGTTTTGTTTTGGAAAAAAATGGCAAAATGTATCCTTTGTGTGCCGAAGGATTTCAAGAAGCAGTAATTGAATGTGGGTTGTGTGATTTTTAAATATCAGTAACATACCCGCCATGCCTCTCAACGATGCACACTTTGGCGGGTTTTTTATTATACAACTCTTGTAGAATACAATATCATTTTTCGGAATGTTTCTTCTTGATTTCTTACGTGCGGTACATCAAGTTTTTCGAATGCTTTTGTTTTCTTATTACCACCAGATTGTATTGTATTGTTAATAGTTGATACACTTGGTGGTGCAGGCATTGCATTTATTTTAGCTTCATTATTCTGAGCAACAACATTATTTAATTTATCAGATGCAGGTGTTCCTTGCACTGGTGCACTTTTTGGTTTTGACGGACCCATAGCAGAAAAACGATTACTAGTTGGTGATGTTGGCTCAACTTTTGGTGGTTGAGTTAATCCACCTCTACCTTTTGGCATAACTTTAGGCGCTTCAGGTTGACTTGCTATTTCTTGTAATTTTTCTTTTCCACCAAAAGCTTCTATATCTTTTGGTGTACCATTTTCTAATATATTTTTTGCTTCTGAAGGTGTTAGTCCATAACCTCCTCCTCCAATACTTTTATTTGTTACTTCTCTTTGAAATTGTGCTGCAGCTTCACCTTGGGTTTTTGCTTTACCTCTGGCAACTTGTGCATAAGGAATACCATCAAATTTTGGGTTAAATGGGTCTTTATCTATATCTGCTTTTGATTTTGCAGCCATAAACCAAGGCAAAGAAAATAAGAAAGCTGGTACTGCGATAGTTTCACCAACTAAGTAAGCGAGTAATTGTGCAGTTCGGCTAGAACCGGCTTTTTCAACGCTTTTTTCCGCTTCTTTTGGTAATAAATTTTTTAATTTATCGAGTAATTTTTTTTCTAATTCACCAAATAACTTTTCATATAATTTTTTGAAAAGAGAATCAAAAAGACTAGGACCTTCATCCTTCTTTTCAGGAACTGCAGTAACTTCTTTTGGCATCAAATTCTTTTTTAAATCTTCTAATGCGGCCAATAATTTCTCATGCCTTTTTTGTGCTTCTAATAATTCTTCTTCTTTAAAATTATTTTCTTTTTCTCTTGCTAACTTATCAGCATCAAAGTTCTTTTGTAGGAATGTATAAATTTTTAATAACATATCAAGTAAATTATTACCTTGTTGTAATGGTTTTATTTTACTTGCGGTATCTTTGCCTTTGACTACTTTGGCTTTACCTGTAAACTGCATATCTTTCTTCTCTTTGGAAGAACCAAAAAGTTTGCTTATAAATCCTTGCGGACCAAATTTACCGGTCAATTCAAGAACAGTAGTTTGAGTTTGTGGTGATATTTTTTTAGTTGCCATTTATTTTCTCATTATAGCTGGTCTATCATCTATTTTCTTTTTTGGTGTTGATGGGGTTTGGTCATCACTCGTTGGTGTAACAATAGTATTATTTACATTAGTTTGTGATTGATTATTCATAGATGATTTTAAGTTTATATTTTCTTTCGATGATTGTTCTACAGCATCACTATTTAACTGTAATATTTGAACTTCCGCTTTTGGTTTTCCATTTATAATTTCTTTACCCAATTCCTTATATCTATCACCTTTTGCGTGTATGCCCTCAGCGTCAGCGGTGGAACCTATTTTTATAGTACCTACTTGAAATATTGAACCTCCCGTAGATTGTATTGATTGTGAAATTCCTTGTAATATGATTGGCTGAATTTTATTATGTAGTTGTAAGTTAGCTTTATCGGATAATGGGAATCCCACAAAATTAACCTTGATGTTTTTCTTTTTAGCAATTTCAATAATCTTTTTTATATTTTGAATAGTTTTTTCGGGATCAACTCCACCATCATTATGACCCAAAGATAATATTACGGTACTACCATCAGGTACTTTTTTTATATTCTCCAAATGCCTTGAATCGTTAGAACGAGATCCTGGTATTGCCATATTAACAAAAGATTTGCCACTATTACCGGCAATCAATGCGGCATGACTATCACCTAAGGCATATATTTTATCTGTTATTTGATTTACACCAGATGGACCAGAAGAAGGAATTATTTGAGGAGATTCTATTTTGGAAGCTGAATTAGTATTTGATTTGTTACTTTTAGATTGGTCCAGCATATTTGCAACCAAATCAGGTGATGTATGAGCTCTATTAATTCCATCACCTGCATAGTAACTTTGTCCTTTTGTTACAAATTGTTGAGCGCCTTGCATATCATGCGGAACACCAACAGATGCCCATTCTTTTGCTATTTCTGTTACTGCTTCATCTTTACTGATATTACCTTTACCTTCCAAGTACATTCCTATTTTTGGTCTTTTTTTATGTGTAAAATAATCCCACATTTTATTTTGATTTGCTTCATCAAACAAATCTGTATCTTTTAATCCTACATATTTTACACCATCATTGAAAGTACTTGGAATCATTTGCCATTTTCCCACAGCAAATAAATTACGTTTTGCTTGTTCTTCTTTGATTTCTCCTACGGTCATTTCGGAAATATTTTTACCAGGTTTTAATTTATCATTTGGTCTATCTTTTCCTCCACCATATTTTTTACCTGAAATATTATAATTATATGCATTTACATTTCCACCATAACTTTCGTGTGATACTATAGCCCCAATGATTCCTGCAGCTCCTGCCAATACTGCACCACCAACAGAAGGTTTAACGCTAGAGATATTTGGTGTTGCATTTATTTTTTCTGGTTGTTTAGAAGGTTCTTTGATGGTTGTTTTGGGAGTTACTTTCTCAATTTTAGGTTTAGTTGGCTGAACTTTAGGTGTGGTTGGTTCAATTTTAGGTGTGGTTGGTTCGACTTTAGGTGTGGTTGGTTCGACTTTAGGTGTGGTTGGTTCGACTTTAGGTGTGGTTGGTTCGACTTTAGGTGTGGTTGATTGAACTTTAGGTTTAGGTGTGGTTAGTTTATTTTTTACCTGCAATTTTTTTGTGGGTTTTATTTTAATCGTTAAAGCTTTAATGATTTCATCATTACGTTTTTCATCATCACGTTTTTTATCTTCGGCTTTATTTTGTAATTCTTCTCTGTAAAGTAACTCTGCTTGTCTAGCTTTCACTAACTGGCCATAAATCATTCCCATTACTTGATTTGCAGATGATAATGCACCACTATCAATAGGCTCTGTGTGTTGTACATCACCTTTAGTATTTTTATTAGGAGTTCTTTGATTACCTGGACCTAATCCAAATAACGCACGAGTTAAATTACCGGCAAAACCGGTAATAGCGGAAACTGTTTTAGAGAGTGCTTTTGAAATCGACATCTATCGTTTTTGTTTCTCTTTTATCTTTTGATTTTCTTCTTCAATATAAGCAATCAACATAGAAACGTAGATATCTCTTTCCCACGGCATCATATTTTCAAGTTCAAACAAACTATATTTGTGGTGCTGCATCAATGAAAAGTTTGTTTTATAGTAATTCTTTAAATTGTCATGACGAAATATTAAACGAAAAAACTTTCAAGTCCTTCTACATCAATGTGGTGTTGGTAACCACATTTTTTACAGGTAATATCTAATGTTTCTTTTAATTTTGGTAAGTTATTAAAAAATTCTTCTACTTTGGCAAACTGTTCTTGGTTCATACCTTCAACAAAATCCAACAATTCTTTTGGTGTTGATTCACTAGCATAATAAAATTGTTCACCATCATAGATATATTCAATACTCTGTGCAATCATATTAAAAGTTACTTCATTGATGTTATCATACTTCAAAGAATCTTCAACAATACTAAACTCTGGATATTTTAATTTGATGGTTAGTTTAGAATCTAATTGAATTTCAGGTGATATTTCATTATTGGATTCAACTTTAATATCTAATAAATTAATTTCAGATTCCATAATGTTACCACATTCTTCACCATCAACTTCGTTATTGCATTTGTACCGAGATTCAACAATTTCACCAACCGATTTTGCTCTTAGGTTAATAAAGTAATATTCAACATCAATAATAGGTAACTTCTCAATATCAATACCTTCAGTCAAAGTACAATTATGTAAAATATCTCTAACACTTTGTTGTATTGTTGAAGAATCACTCGATTCCATTGCCATCAACAAATTTCTTTGCTCTTTAACAAGAAAAGGTCTATATTTTATTTGTTTTTTTGATACAGGTAAATCAATCAAATAAGTAGGTACGTCAATCTTAGGTAAAGCCATTTTATTTTCACTCCATTAAAAAATTAATTTAGTCCACCAATCGCTGATACAAATGAATTGATACCAGCATCAACCAATTGCATACCAGCAGCCTGTAATGAATTATTCTGCCAATATGTATATGCAAATGTTACTACAAGTTTATGCACACTTTCATCTGACCAATTTAAATCCATTTGATTTATTGATATAGGATAAGCATCATAAAGATTAACTGAATATGATAATTTATTAGTTACATCATATTGATTAACAGTAAGAATTGTTGCATAATCACCTTTATATCTAAAGTTATTATTGTATTGTGGATTGATATAATTCAACCAAGCATCAAATAATACTTTTTGGTTCATATCATCATCTATCAGAATTGTTAAATCAATATCAGTAAATGATGTCAGATAAGGATACTTTTCAATAGGACCATATGTTTTTTGTTCTGCTGTAGCAAATGTTCTACCAGGTAATTGTGCCGATTCACACCTGTAAGTTAAACTTTTTGCTGAAGAAACATAAGGCAACATAGAAAGTGGAATAGGAATATTAACATCAAACCTACTACTTCTTGCCAATTCTGTTTCAAAACTTGATTTAAAATCGCTAATTGAACCTGCCATTTTAACTATTCCTTATTTGTTCTACGGATTCTTCCCAAATCTCTTTTGGTTTGGCACCTTTAAATTGTTGTAATGGCAGAAAACTTGCCACTTCAAACTCATGTGGCTCAATGGCAAGTATTTTTGACCTAATATGACTGGTTAAGTAACGCTTTAAACACGGTCTAAACTCTCTAAACCGCTTGGATGCGCTCAGGATGTCATAGGACACTCTAATACGCATAACATCATTATTCTGGTCTAAAGTCGCATAATCCAAGAGTTTGGTCAAAAATGCCACTCTATACTTATATGGTAAATAATGTAAATTTAAGCCTAAAAAGCCATCTGGATACTTCTCCAATGCCAATACCATTGGGAACTTATCATAATATGGTAAATCTTCTTTAGTTTTTGGGTCATAAAAAAAGCAATATAGTCTACCCAACATGAATTTTCTATCAGTACGGAATGCTTCACGGCTAATATTTTTTGGTATATAAGAAGGATTTCTAATTTCATCAATCTTTTCTTTTAACCACTTCATTGACTCTCTGGACATAACTGCATAATCGGTTGTTGACCGTTCTTGTCCTAGTTTAGTGAGTATTGAAGTTGCCATGAGAGTATTTAGTTCAGTCCTAGATGGTCTTCGGTAATGACACGAAACTCCCATGCTCGGTCTTTACAGTATTCAATGGCGGCTTTCCATTTGGCCTCATTGATACCCCATGTTTTGACTGCTTTGATATAGTTCTCTGTGATACGTTTTTGTGGTGGTGGAGGTGCAGTTTCTTTCTTTGGTTTAACTTCAAGCATCATTGTTTTCAGTTTTCCATCTTTAGTTCTCATTTTAACAAGAAAATCTGGAAAGTATCGGTGCCATTTACCATCAATAGGTGATTTATAAGGAACAATGAGTTCTTCTGAAGCCCATGATATAATATC